TTGATACAAGAAAAGAAATTGAATTATTATGACAGTATTATCAGATTGCAAGAACTCACCATCTTGGAAAGACCGTTACATCGCAGCACACTTACTGCATACATCAGAACGCACCCCAAGCGTTGTTAAAGATGGGTTATATTGTCCGCCTACTATACCTAAAGTTAATACTGCAAACGGATTAACCCGTTTTATAGAAAATTATATTAACTGGGTAGGATGGAGAGCAACGAGAATTAACACAACTGGTCGTGTTGTTGGTGGTCGTTATATTTACGGAACTACAAGACGAGGAACGGCAGATATTTCAGCAACGGTAAATGGCAGAAGCCTGATGATAGAAATTAAAGTTGGTTCTGACCGGCCTTCCGAACATCAACTGAAAGAACAAGCCAAAGAACGTGCCGCAGGTGGAGAGTATTTCTTTGTATCAACACCCGAACAATTCTTTGAGTATTTAGACGAGTTTGTAAGTAGAAAATAGTATCTTAGTAAACAACTGTGTGGAAGCAGTATTACAAAACATTGCCCAAAGTTTGGGGTTGTATCTTCCACTACACCCCGAACCGAGGGCTTTATTATTATTATGAAATTCACCCGATACCAATCATTATTCAAAACAAACGAACCTGAAATAATAGAGTTTTATCAGTTTGTTAGTGAACTTACAACGCATCAACCAATCATTGATGAAATACGAAACGAAACGGTTAAAGAACGTAAGGACTATTTAAAGAAGAACCTACCAGGTTATTGTTTTGCGGGAATATTCGGCACTCGTTCAGATAGAGGGTTTACAGAACATAGTGGAATGGCTATCATTGACTTTGATAAGATACCCGAAACAAATTACACGCAAGAATTTACAGCAATATGTAAACTACCGTTTATATTGGCGGCATGGCGTTCACCTAGCGGTAACGGTATTAAAGCTCTTTTAAAGATACCAACATCTACAATAAAAGAACACGAGTTAAGACTTAGAACATTTGCCCAATATTACGGTAGTGAATACCTTGACCTTGATGCAGATATATGTCGGTTTTGCTTTACTTCATACGATCCGAACCCGTACATTAATCAAGAAGCAGAAGACTTTACTTTAATGTTTAGTGAAGAAGAACTAAACAACAAAGCTGAATACAATAACGAAATAGTAAACGCTATCGGAGACGAGGATAAGATTGTTAAAATAATTACAAAATTTAAACGTTCAACGGAATTTGTAGAAGGTCAGCGAAACAAGCATACTTTTAGTATTGCATCTCACTTTTGTGAATATGGTGTTAAAAAACAAACTTGTATTGATTATTTAACAAATCATGTTTGGAGTGCAGACTTTACAAGCGAAGGTATTAAAGCTGTTAATTCAGCGTATAAGATTCGTAAATTCAATTCAAAGCAACTTGAAGATAGAGAAGCTAAAGTATCGCAGTCAAACGAAATATCATACCCTTTTGACATATTTCCAGAAAGGATAAGAGACTCCATATTTGAAGTAAGCAGAGAACTTTCACTTAACCCTATATTCCTTGCAACGGCAGGGCTTTGGACTTGCTCAAGCCTTGCAGGTAATGCTTATACATCGGAGTTTAATACAAAGAATATTTTATTCTGCTTAATGATTGCACCTGTATCAGTAGGTAAAACACCTGCATTTAAAGCTATGTGTGAACAGCCATTAAGTGATACATTACAGCGTGAGGATGCAGAATTTAAAGTTAAGATGCAAGAATGGAACGAAGAACGAGCCGAAGCAATGGCAGATAAGAAACAGTTTACTAAGCCAAAACCGCGTAGATTCCATCCATTTGCAGTAGATGGCACAACGGAGGGGTATATCGCCCTTTGTCAAGATCAATCTAACGGTATGGGAGTATATCACGATGAAGCCGAAACTATATTAAACGCAGGAGCGCATAAGTCAAATAACGATAGTATTTCATTTTTCACACAGGCATTTAGCGGTGGCAGATATACACAAATAAGAGCCGATAGGGAAAAAGAAAGGGTAGTGCAGAACTTAAATATTAATCTATTAATGGGAACGCAGCCAAGCAGACTAACAAACATCTTTACAATGGATAAAATAGAAAGCGGATTTACATCTCGTTTTCTTATGGTTGAATCAGACTATATACAATTAAATGTTAATTCAGACCCTTTTGCACAATCACGAAGAATGTGCGCAGAATGGACTAACCTTGTCTTATGCCTATATGACATTAATAAGCTAAACGCTAACGGAGACCTTGAGCAGATTAAAATACATATAACAGACGATGCTAAAGAGTTATATCGTAAATACTACCAATCTGGCTTAGTTGATGCTAATAACCGTATCACAAACCGTATTGATCAATACATAATTGGTGCGGAGGCAAAGATGAGTGCATACTTGCCAAGACTTACGCAACTTATAGCAATCATAAAAAACCCTAAACAGCCAATAGTAGATATAAACACCGTTGAATTAGGGTATAGGCTTTACCGATACCATGCACAATCTACAGTTAAAATACTCCGCAACCTACATAAAACCGTTGAAACCGGCCTTCCTTTAGAGTTAGATAACCTTTATTCAGCACTTCCTGAAGAGTTTACTTATAAAGATGCAAAAGAGATTTGCGCTAAAATAAACCTACCAGACGATAAGTTTAAGAGTTCAATACGGCGAAAAGACTTTAGTAAACTATTTGTAAAATTATCACATGGAAAGTATAAGAAGGTGCATTAAGCACCTTTTTTTGTAAAAATATGTACTGATATGTACGTCATTTGCACCTCTGAAACTCAAGCCCACAAAGGATATGTACGATATGTACAACATTTGCTATTATATAAAATTTTTAATCTCTATATACTATTATATATATATAAATACCTACTACGGCAAAAGACGTACATATCGTGCACATTCAAGCCCAGTAAGGGTTTCAGACGAGCGTTTGACGTACATATTGTACATTTGAGTAAATATTTCCCATTTCACCGATTTAACCTAACTTTGTGGTTGAATAAACAATAAATTTCAAATGGCAGGTAAAGGTGGTGCAAGACCAGGAGCAGGACGTCCTCCGCTTTGCGAGGAGCTAAGAACGGCAGATTATGCTAAGGAAGCACTTATTAAGAAATTTGGCAGCCTTAATGAGGCTCTAATTGCGATTTTAGAAAAGGACAATCCAATATTGACAAAATTCGTACTTGAACACGCATTCGGTAAGCCAACCGATAATATCAATCTAAAGGGAGAAATGAAGTCAACTTTGGAATACGACCTCTCAAAAGTCAAATCAGAAACACTAAAAGAGTTATTGAATGCAGCTACCGCCGATAAACAAGGTTAGGGCTGAATTGTACCGCCGATCATTTTACGAGTTCGTGCAATACTTTTGGGATACGATTATTGCAGAGGAACCTATATGGAACTGGCACATAAAGTACCTTTGCGATGAGTTACAAGCAATAGGCGAAAGGGTAGCAAAGAGGGAACAGAAGTTGCACGATTACATTATTATCAACGTTCCTCCTGGCTCTTCCAAATCAACCATCATTTCCGAAATGTACCCGCTTTGGTGTTGGACTATTGACCCAACACAAAGATTTATTTGCGGGTCGTATGCGAGTACCCCAGCGGAGGACATAAGCGAAAAGTGCTACAATGTGTACACATCCGACAAGTTCCTCAATGTGTACCCTGAATTGGTTGAAAAGACGAGTGGGGGTAAAACGAACTTTAAAAACGGACTATTAGGGGAAAGATATACTACTTCAACAGGATCGGGTATAACAGGAATTCATGCCCACCAAATTATTCTAGATGACCCTATGAGTCCGAGTATCGCCGCCTCACTCGTTGAACGTGAACGGGCTAATAAGTGGGTATCGGAAACCATATCAAGCCGTAAGGTGTCCAACGATTTTAGCGTGGTTATCGTGGTTATGCAGCGATTGCACGAGCAAGACACAACAGGTTATCTATTGGCAAAGTCAAATTTGCGCGTTCACCACATTTGCATCCCTGCTGAACTTAGTAGCGATATACGGCCATCTAACCTAAGCCAATACTATCAAGACGGCTTATTTGACCCGATACGCCGCAACCGTCAATCATTACAAGCCACCAAAGAAGATTTGGGGAGTTATGGGTATGCAGGGCAAATGATGCAAAGACCTGCGCCATTGGATGGCGGGTTGCTAAAAAAGAATTGGTTCCAGATTATACCATTAGCACAAGTACCACTGAACTTGGTAACACATTTTCAGTTAGATCCTGCATATACCGCCAAGCAGTCAAACGACCCTACTGGTGCAATGGCCTACAAAACAGATGGCACGAACTTGTATATCATGAACGGTACAAGCGTATGGAAAGAGTTCCCGCAGCTTTGCCAATGGCTTCCTGAATGGGTACAATTGAACGGATATACTTCGCAGTCAAAGATAAGGGTAGAACCTAAAGCGAGCGGCAAATCCATTGTGCAACAAATCAAGCAAACAACTGGTTTAAATATCATTGAAGACGAAGCCCCAAAGGACGACAAGGTAACAAGGGTTAATGCAGTCAGTCCGAAGATTGAAGCGGGGAGGGTATTTCTAGTACAAGGCATTTGGAATGAAGCGTTTTTGAATCAATGTGCATCGTTCCCGAATGGGCTGCATGATGACGAAGTGGACTGCTTAACAGCGATTATACATAATGAATTAAATAAAGCTAAATTCGTGTTTAAACCGAGAGATACATGGTAATACTTTACAAACTAACCAGCCGCAGCCGACCCGCTAAGATGTACAATGCTTACAAGTCAGTAGTTGATAACGCTGAATTGCAATGGGTGATGATACTATCGGTTGACGCTGATGATGCGGTAACACTTAATAGCGATGAATTTAATCAGATGCAATGGGATAAGCGTGTAAGCATCCACGTTGGCACAAGCAAAAACAAGATAGACGCTATAAACCGAGATGTACCTAAACAAGGTTGGGATATATTGGTTAATCTTTCCGATGACCAAGTATTCACCCGCAAAGGCTTTGACAAGGTAATAGCAGCGCATTGCGGCAGAGATACTTTCCTGCATTTACCCGATGGATATGTGAATGAGAGATTGGCAACCATGTCTATAATGGGAACAGATTACTACAATCGGTTCGGCTACATTTATCATCCCGATTACGTTTCTCTTTGGTGCGATAACGAGGCTATGGAAGTGGCACAAGAATTAGGTTGTTACAAGTATGTTAATGAGAGAATATTCACCCATGAGCATCCCGCTTGGACTGGGGAGAAACCTGATGCACAGCTAGTACATACGCAGAAGTTTTACCGTCAGGATGAGCGCACCTACCGCAAAAGAAAAAGTTTGGGATTCCCGATAAGTTCAATATATTCGTAAAAACATGATGTATGAGAACAAAAATTGAATTTTGGTACAGAAATAACGAATTATCTGAAAAGGAAAACAGAAGTGAAATAGAAAAAGAACTATTAAGTAAAGGTTGTTTTATACTTAATTTGGATGTAAGAAATCGTGGTTCCGAGTGGATTGTTTTTTACATTAGATACCAATGCCCTAACGCATGATTGTATTATCCATCCTAATACCCACAATGCCAAAGCGTTCAGGACTGCTTAGACGGTTACTGAACGTATTGAATCCGCAATGTACGGATGAGGTTGAGATACTAACATACAGCGATGAAGGTAGGATTACAACAGGTAGGAAGCGAAACGACCTGATACAACAAGCAAAAGGAGAATACATTGTGTTTGTAGATGACGATGATATGGTAGCTAGTACCTACATTGCCGATATACTAAACGCCGCTAAGTCTAATCCTGATTGTATTACTTTTAAGGGATGGATGGAAACAGATGGTACTAATCGTAAGGAGTTTAGGTTATCCATAAATTACCCATACACAGCCGTTACAGAGAACGGCAATGAAATATACTTACGTTACCCGAACCACATAACACCGATTAAGCGTTCAATAGCATTACAAGTGCCGTTCCTTAACGTTACGATGGGCGAGGATTACGCATGGGCAACGGAACTGCATAAACGTAAGCTACTTACTACCGAAGTTCGTATAAACAAACCATTATACTTCTATTTATACCAAACTGTGAAACCATGACCAAATACTCGCAGAACGATGAACAAACGTACATTTTAAACTACTTCGCTAACCATGCGCCAGGTCATTTACTATCCATTGGCGAAAACGATGGAGTTACATTCAGTAACAGCCGTGCATTGATTGAATACAAAGATTGGTCAGGGTTGCTAGTTGAGCCATCACCCACAGCGTTTAAGAAGCTAAACAGTTTGTACAAGGATAACGATTTAGTGGAATGTTTGAACGTGGCTATTGCGAATGAGAAAGGCAGAATAGAGTTCTACGACATGGAAAGCCACTTAGGAAAAGGTGATACTTCGCTACTTAGCACCGCAGTAGCAACAGAATTGCCGAAATGGGCAGCAACCACAGAGTTTAAGAAGATAAAGGTTAAGGCGGTTACATACGCTGATATTGTAGATACTTACGACTTTATTACGATTGACTGCGAAGGGTTGGACTTAGATGTACTTAGACAGATAGACTTAAAGCATACGCAAATGGTATGTGTAGAGCATAACAGCGTAAGAGATGTACGAAACGCAATTATAGACTATTGCGGCAAGGAAGGGCTTACAAAGAAGATTTACGAATGTATGGAAAACGTAATAATGGCACGATAAATAAAACAAAAAATATGAAAAAACAAACTTACACTTGCACTAAAACACAATACAACAATGCGATGGGTGCTACAATGTGCTATGAAAATGATTTAATATTTTTCTTTGATTATTCCAACATGGTAGTAGTAGGGGATGTTGTTACTATTGAGAGAGATCAAAACCACAATACCAAACACGTATGGGTAAATGGCGAAGAATTGACCTTTAACCCATAGGCAACGGATAAGGCTATTTTAATTGCTTAACTTTGTCTTAAATTTCCCCATAATGAAGTTATTTGGATATGACATAAAGCGAATTGAGAAAGTCCCTTTACCTACCAATACAGCCACAAAACCATCAGGATTAGCAACACAGCTACCAAGCGTTCAAGCCATAAACGGCGGAACGGTTACATGGCAAGGCGGCAATGCGCAAGAACAAGTTAGCAAAGGTTATTCAGGCAACGATATTGTTTACTCAATCATTCGCTTAATTACAGATAAGGTTAAGGTAGCACCTTGGGGGGAATATAAGATTGTAGATGAAACGGAGTACAAGCGTTATAATGCTATAATCAAATTAAAAGACCATAGCTTTACCCAAAAGCAGATATTAGACATCCGCACAAAGGCATTAGAGCCCGTTAAAGTAGGTGGTCGTTTATCAGAATTGCTTAAATATCCTAACCCAGTTGATTCATGGGGCGATATAGTTGAAGCATACGCAGCGTTTAAGCTAATAACAGGGAATACATACATTTATGGGAAACAAATACCGATGGGTATTAATAAGGGCGCACCGTTGGAAATATGGGCGATGCCATCGCAGTATATGAGTGTTATTGCCGACTTAAACACGTTCCCTATACTACCAGTTGGCTATCAGTTGTACTTGCAGTATTTGAAGACGTTTACCTCACCTGAAATCCTACACGATAAGTATTTTAACCCGAATTGGTCTATAGTTGGCAATCAGTTGTACGGCCTTTCACCGTTACAAGCGGCTGCAAAGGTACTAACAAGGTCAAACGAAGGTAAGACGGCGGCGGTTGCGAACTACCAAAACGGAGGGCCAAAAGGCATTTTATTCGTTGCAGATGACCGTTACGACCCGTTGCAATCGGTTCAAGAAGCGGTTGATATTAAAAAGTCATTAGCTCGTAACCAGGGTGCTGCAAATGTGAACCAAGTTGAAACAAGCGGCTACAAAGTAGACTATGTTCCGTTAGGACTTTCTCCTGTAGACCTTGATTTACTTAATGCAGAAAACATGGACTTGAGGGCATTGTGTAACATTTACGGTGTGCCATCGCAGCTACTAAATGACCCTGATAATAAAACATATAGCAATACTAAAGAGGGTGAAAAAGCATTAACGGTTCGTTGCGCTTTGCCTATGTTAGCATCAATACGGGATCAATTCAACCGTAAGTTTATGAAAGATTGGGGCGGTCAAAAGACTATTATTGATTTTGATATGAGCGTGTACAGCGAATTGCAGGAAGATAAAGGGCAGCAAGTTGCATGGCTAAAAGATGCACCGATTAAGACGGGCCGCAAGTTAGAGATATTGGGTGAATCAACTGAAGGATATAGCACCGAGCAATTAGACTCTATCATTATCGGTAGTGGCTCAACCACATTAGATGAAGTAATAGCACCCGCACCGATTAACATTCCCAACGGACTGAATGACTATGACCAACCAACAGAAGCGGTTTCTTAACTTAATAACATCGGTACAAAATAAGTATCGTGAGGCGGTTTATAAGGCTATTAGAGACCAAATAAACTATTTCGCCGATAATTACGCTGTGGGTATTACTGTAACTGAATTACCGAAAAAGCCACTCATTAAAGCGCTCCGCAAACTGTACGAAGATGCAGGGGTGCAAAACGCTTTGTATGTTAGGCAACAGATTAAGCGTTCAATGCGTAAGGGGTTTGATTCGCCTACAGAAAAACTGCAATGGATGGTGAATGAATATTACCGACAAAATCTCCTAAGCCAAGCCGTTACCCCAATAACAAATACCACACAGAAGCAGATTGCACAAGTATTAGAACAAGCGAACAAAGAAGGATGGGGCGTAAAGAAAACAGTTGCGGCGTTAAAGAAAACAGATATAACAAGAGCAAGGGCAGAATTGATTGTACGCACCGAAACAATGAAAGCCGCTAATGCAGGGGCGATGCTTAGCGCAGCCGAATTAGACATTGCTGTTAATAAACGTTGGATAAGTGCCAATGATAACAGAACAAGACGTATTCCAAGAGACCAATACGACCACTTGCACATGAACGGGCGCGAAGTAGGTTATAACGATGCGTTTATTGTACCGAGTACCAAATCAATAGATGCAATGCAATACCCAGGCGACCCAGTAGGTTCTGCAGGTAACGTATGTAATTGCCGTTGTACCGTTGCGTTTGTACCGATATTAGACGCAGTAGGACAACCTGTTCCTATGAGCAGAGTAGCACCAATAGCGGGTAATCAGTTCTTAAGAATAGCCACTTTAGCGGCATCGTTTAGTTTAGGTAATTTATTAGTTCAGGAACTGATTGAAAGCATTGAAAACGACAATTTTTAAATGATTAATTTTGTAATACAATGATAAGCTACAAGTCAATAGATATGATGGATTCGGTGATGGATGTAGACACCGAAAAGCGAACCGTCAAAGCCGTATGGTCAAGATTGGGCAATGTTGATTTAGATAACGATATTATGGCTGCGGGATGCTTTAACAAAACTATTGCAGAACGTGGGCCTAAAGGTAAGAATCAAATATGGTCTTTAATTGACCACAAAGCATCATTGAAGAACGCATTGGGTAAACCAATGGAGTTGTACGTTGAAGGAGATATGTTGATTGCGGTTACAAAGATTGTAGATACTGAAATAGGCGAAGATATTATCAAGCTATACAACGAAGGTGTAATAAACGAACATAGTGTAGGATTCCGTACAATTAAATCAACTGTTGATGATAATACTGGCATCCGTACTATTAGCGAAGTTATGCTATACGAAGGTTCGGCGGTTCTTTGGGGAGCGAACCCAGAAACGCCAACGTTAGGAATGAAAGCAGAACACAAGAACGACCCTGAAACATTGGTTAAACGTTTAGATAAGCTACAAGCAGCGTTTAAGAATGGGTTATTTACAGACGAAACTTTCTCCTTAATGGAGATTGAGATAAAGCAGATACAAGCGCAAATATTAGCGTTAAGCACTCCACCCGCACCCGTTGCAGTAGAGCCGTTAGCAAATACAAGTGCAGAAGTAGATGCAATCAAACAAGCAACTTTAACTATTAAAAAACTCCTACAAAATGGAAAATAATGAATTACAAGTGGAGATTAAGAATCTTACCACTATGGTGGCAGATGTCATCAACAAGGCAGAAGCCAAAAGCAAAGAAACAACCGCAGCAATGGAAGCCAAGATGGCTGAATTAGCTGAAACGATTAAACAAGGTTCTGCAACTGAAATAGCAGAAGCTAAAGCAGCTTTACAGGCTCAATACGATGAGTTTGTAACTAAAGGTAAGCCAAACGTAGCTGTACAGGAAAAGTCTTTGAACGAAGGTATCAACGAAATCCTTAGCAACTACAAGTTTGACCGCGAAGGTGTAGACGGTGAATTAGTAAGAGAACTACGTTCTAAGAAATCAATCCGTTTTGAACTACCTGAAGTTAAGCGCATTTTTGATGCTAACGAAGCCAAAGCAATGGGATTGTCTAACAACCTTAGCGGAGATCCTGTAGCATCTTACGGCCCTCGTCAAGCTATCTTACCAAGTCAGCGTGTAAACTTCCGTGACCTTGTTCCTACCTTGAACACCGAAACTGGTCTGTATGTATTCTACAAGGAAACTGCAACACCTAACAACATCGCTGTTCAGTCAGAAGGTTCTACAAAAGGTGAGAACACTTACGCACTAAGCGAAACTAAAGTTGTTCAGCAGTACATCGCTGGTTTTGTGAACTTCACCAAGCAAATGGCAACATCATTGCCTTGGTTGCAGACTACACTACCAAGAATGTTAATGAGAGACTACTATAAGAAGGAAAACGCTTTGTTCTATGCTTCTGTAACTGGTGCAGCTACCCCTGATACTTCAGCTGAAACTGATAAGGTTAAGAAGATTGTAGATTTCATTACCGCACAAATGGACTTGAACTACAACGTTTCTTCTATTGTTGTTTCACACGCTGATATGGGAGACCTTATCAAATCTACTTACACCAATGGTTACTATCCTGGCGCTGGTTTAGTTCAACTTCCTGGTCAAGGTATTCAAATCATGGGCGTACCTGTAATCGGTGCATCTTGGGCTACTCCAGGTAAGGCGTTGTTACTAGATAACGACTTCATTGAAAGAGTACAAGTTCGTGGGTTGGCTATTGAGTTAAGCTACGAAAACGGCACTAACTTTGAGAAAAACCAAGTTACTGCTCGTATAGAATGCCAAACCGAAATTTCATTGATGCTTAATCAATCTGCTTCATTCTGCACTCTATAACAATAAGTTAAATGAGTTTCAAACAGAACCCCTTGCACTTTGTAAGGGGTTTTTTATTACATTTGCTTTATGGCAATAGTATATCAACACAAAAGAAAAGACAACGGAAATGTATTTTACATTGGAATCGGATTAAATGAAAAAAGGGCTTATGTCAGAAACGGAAAACAAAGAAACCCGCATTGGCATAGAGTTGTAAACAAATACGGATATGATATAGAAATTACTCATAAAGATATTTGTTGGGAAGAGGCCTGTAAAATTGAACAATATCTCATATCATTTTGGCGTGATGCATTAGGGAAAGAAAATATAACAAATATTACTGATGGAGGCGAAGGCTCTGCTGGTCTTATTATGGATGATAAAGCGAGGCTTAAAATGCGTATTAAAAAGTTAGGCACTAAGCAAAGCGAAGAAGTTAAACGTAAACGAGGTGAAGCAATAAGCAGAGCATTGCAAAATCCAGAAGTTAGAGCAAGATACGCAGCAGCATCTAAAGGCAGATTGCATACAGAAGAAACTAAAGCAAAGATTAGTAAGGCAAAAATGGGCGGTGGCAACAGGTCGGCTCGTAAAGTAATCAATACGGTAACGGGTGAAATATTTGAATGTATGAAATACGCTGCTGAAAGTATAGGTATGCCATGCGGCACTTTACAGCATCAATTAAGCGGATATTGTAAAAATAAAACAAACTTTCGG